TACGATAGCATTCCTGCTTCGTTTGCTGACTTCTTGATCGCTCACGTAGCTGCCAAGACTGCTCAAAAGATCGAGCAAAACATTTGGAATGGTAACGCTGCCTCTGCCGGAGAATTCAGCGGATTCCTTTCTTTGATGACTGCTGACGCTGACGTTGTTGACGTAACGGCTACGACCGTAACGGCTGCAAATGTAATCACCGAGCTTGGCAAGGTTGTAGACGCTATCCCCGCTGCCCTTTACGGCAAGGAGGACTTGACCATCTACGTTCCGCAGAATGTGGCTAAAGCCTACGTTCGTGCTCTTGGTGGCTTCGGTGCTTCAGGTCTTGGTGCTAACGGTCTTGACAACAAAGGCACGATGTGGTACGGTGACCAACCTTTGTACTTCGATGGCATCCGTGTTGCTATGGTCAACGGACTTCCTTCGAACAAAATGGTCGCTGCTCAATCAAGCAATCTGTACTTCGGTACCGGACTGTTGAACGAGCGCAACGAGGTTCGTGTACTTGATATGGCTGACCTCGATGGATCAGACAACATTCGTGTGATCTTGCGTTTCTTCGCAGGTGTTCAGTACGGAATCGGAACTGACGTAGTTCTCTACTCTTAATCCGAGTCATAGTTTAAACCACGAGGGGGTGTGGGTTATGCCCCGCCCCCTTTTTTAATTCAAAATAAACAAAAGACAAATGGCTTGCGATTTACAACTTGGACGTGCGATTCCGTGTAAAAACGTGGTGGGTGGTCTCCGTGCGGTATATTTTGCCGACTTCGGTGACGTTCCTTTCAGCGCAATTACTTTCGCTGATGCGACTGCAACATACGATGAAATCACCGACATCAGCGGAACCTTCACCGTTTACAAATATGACTTGAAAGGCAACTCATCTTTCGAGCAGGCTTTCAATGTTAGCCGTGAGAATGGTACTACCTTCTTCACCCAAACCCTCAACCTGACCTTGACCAAGCTCACGAAGCAGGACAACAAGCAGCTGAAGGTAATGGCCTACGGACGCCCACAGGTGTTCGTGGAGGACTACAATGGCAACTGCTTCCTGATGGGTATGCAGTATGGTGCTGAAGTAACGGGTGGAACCGTTGTAACGGGTGGTGCTATGGGTGACCTGTCAGGCTACACCTTGACGTTGGAAGGTCAGGAGAAGGCTCCTGCCTACTTCATCGAAGGTGCAGCTCAAAACAATCCTTTTGCGGGTTGTACTGCTAACGTTACGATTACCACGGGTACGAATTCCTAACGTATATTTGTCCTGCACTACTGAACGGAGTGGGGCAAATGGATGGAGAAGGGGGGCGAAAGCCCCTCTTTTTTTATACAAAAACTGAAGGCGAGGTTATTTAGTTGAGATGCATATTTTACAAGTATCGGCTTCGCCTCAATCAATTACAATCATCCCACGTTCGTTTCCTGCGAGCGTTACGATTGCGCTGATTGATGAATCAACAAACACTACGGCAACACCTGCGGTGACGGCTGCCTCTGCGAATGGTTTTATGACCCTCACAGGCACTTTCTCGTTGGTGAACAACCGCTTCTATGGTTTGAAGGTTTTTAACGCAGGAAACCTAATCTATCGTGATAGGGTTTTCGTAACTTCACAAACCGAATACGACAAATTCACGGTCAATCAAAATGTCTACACCGAAGAAACAAGCTACGACAACGACTACATCATCATCTAAAGTCCACGTTGTCAACTTAAGCTCATACACCACCCCTGCCATCAAGGAGGTGCAGGGCAAGGAATGGGTTGAATATGGTGATGACAATGACTACTTTCAGTACTTAATTGACCGATACAACGGATCACCAACCAACAACGCCCTGATCAATGGCGTGGTGGACTTCATCTATGGTGAAGGCTTGGATGCTACGGATTCAGCAAAGAAGCCTGCGGAGTACGCAGCGATGAAGGGACTCCTTCACAAGGACTGCATCCGCAAGATCGTAGCCGACTACAAGATGATGGGTCAATGCGCCCTTCAGGTTATTTATAGCCGTGATCACAACACCATCGTAGAGGTAGAGCATATCCCCATCGAGAGCCTACGTGCCGAGAAGTGCAACGAGGATGGTGAGGTTGAGGCTTACTACTACGCTAAAGATTGGTCGGATGTTGCGCAACGCAGGGAGACCCCTCAACGAATCCCCGCCTTCGGCTTCAGCCAAGAGGCTATTGAGATCCTTTACATCAAGCCCTACCGAGCAGGATTCTACTACTACTCACCTGTCGACTATCAGGGTGGCTTGCCTTACGCAGAGCTTGAGGAGGAGGTAGCCAACTTCCACATCAACAACATTCAGAACGGTCTTGCGCCTTCGATGCTCATCAACTTCAACAACGGAGTACCGAGTGAGGAGGAGCGCAGGCAGATTGAGATGCAGATTGCGCAGAAGTTCAGCGGCTCATCAAACGCAGGCAAGTTCATCTTGGCGTTCAATGACAACAAAGAGCTTGCTGCTACCATCGACCCCGTGATGTTGAGCGATGCGCACAACCAATATCAGTTCTTGTCGAATGAGTCGATGCAGAAGCTGATGGTTGCCCACCGCATCACCTCACCGATGCTGATGGGTATCAAGGACAACACGGGTCTCGGAAACAACGCAGAGGAGCTAAAAACGGCCTCTATCCTGTTTGAGAACATCGTCATCAAGCCGATGCAGGAGACGATCCTTGATGGACTGAACAAGATCCTATCCTACAACGACCTGCGTCTGAACGTCTACTTCAAGACCCTTCAGCCCCTTGAGTTCACGAACCTTGTGGTTGAAGATGCTGAAGTCGTTGAGGAGGAGACGGGTATTAAGGTCACCGAAGCAACGCCTGTCGGTGGTGTTCCTGCTGACGCTCAAGAGGAGCTGATTCAGAAGGAGGCCTCGTACAACGGTGCGCAGATTGCAAGCTCGCTTCAGATTATGCAGAGCGTAAAGGATGGCGTACTCACTACCGACCAAGCTATCACGTTCCTTGTGCAGATGCTTCAGTTCGATCCGCAGGTAGCGAAGGCTCTATTTGCGGGCAACTCGGCAAATGTCATCACGCAGATGAAGTCGCACAAATTCAAGCAAGAAGTACCTGAATTCACCCACGAAGAAGAACACAAGTGGATTGAGGCTCTGCGGGGAAAGGGTGAGGTCGTTGACTTAAATGAATGGGAACTCGTCTCTGACGAGGTAGTCAGCGACCCCGACAATGAGGATGCCCACCTCGCCAAGCAGTACAACTTCGCAGTTGAGGACTTCAGCAATGCTGATGACCGCAGCCGCTTCGATAGTGGCCTGTACAAGATACGCTACGCCTACACCCGCAACCTGTCGGCAAATAGCCGTGACTTCTGCCGTGAGATGGTAGGAGCAGCAAACGGAGGAGTCGTATTCCGCAAGGAGGACATCGATATGATGAGCTTTAGCGGAGTCAATGGTCAGTTCGCACCCGAAGGGCAAAGCGTCTACTCTATTTGGAAGTGGAAGGGCGGAGCCTTTTGTCACCACGCTTGGAGGCGTTTGGTGTACTTCCGCAAGCGATCAGGAGGCAAATTCCTACCGAACGAAGGCCTTGACAACGACAAGCTCGTCTCTACGGAGTCGGCTATCAAAGCGGGCGTACCCACGAGCAAGCTCACTCCAAATGCTTGGGATGAGGCTCAAACCCGACCAATCGACACACCCTCACGGGGATCACTTAAATACGGATAGTGATGGCAGTTGTGTATCGTCATCGCAGGCTTGACAAGAACGAGGTCTTTTATGTCGGAATCGGCAAGAAGGAATCTCGTGCCTTTGATATGGTTCATCGCAATCATATTTGGAAGGGCATCAAGAGCCGTAGTGAGGTAGACGTTGAGATTGTCGCTCGTGACCTTTCGTGGGAACACGCCTGCGAACTTGAGCAGTTGATGATTGCCGAATATGGTCGCATTGACCTTCACACAGGTACGCTTGCTAATTTAACTGATGGCGGTGAAGGCTCAATCGGTGTTCAGCACAGTCAAGAAACAAAAGACAAAAGAGCCAATAGTAATAGGGGCAAAAAAAGGAGTGACCAAACAAGGTTAAAAATATCACAGGCGTTGACAGGTAAAAAGTTAAGCGATCAGCACATTGAGAATTTACGCACTTCACATCTTGGTCAATTAAGTGCAAACGCTCAACAAGTTGTAGACCTCCAAACGGGATTCTTTTACGATAGCCTACGAAACGGATGCCTCTCCGTTGGAGTTAATTACAAGGCAGAAAGTGCCAAAATCAAACGAGGTAGTAAAAAAGTAAGATTTCAAATTCTTTAGATATGGCCACCGCTTTATGGATCAAACGTGAAGACCTTGTACGGCAAACTGCTTTAGGTGGTAACGTCGACCAAGACAAATTTTTGCAATTCATCAAGATTGCCCAAGAAATCCACATCCAAAACTACACAGGCACGAAGCTCTACGACAAGATTAGCAACGACATTATTGCAGGAACGCTTGCGAATCCCTACTTGGCGTTGGTGAATGATTATCTTCAGCCGATGCTGATTCACTATGCGATGGTAGAATACTTGCCTTTTGCTGCGTACACTATCGCCAATGGTGGTGTGTACAAGCACACAAGCGAGAATTCAACAAGCGTAGAGAAGAACGAGGTTGACTTCTTGGTTGAGAAGGAGCGCAACATAGCGCAGTACTATACTGACCGCTTCATCACCTATATGAGCTACAATCAGGCAACCTTCCCTGAATACTACTTGAACAACAACGCTGATGTGTTCCCCGACACGGATGCTAACTTTTCATCGTGGGTATTATAGTATGGCAAAGAAAGACACCTACAAACCGAAGCCGAGCAACATTGTCAAGCTAAAAAGTTATTTAGGAGAGAATGGGAATACAAGGCGATTGGGGACAAGGAGCAGCAAACAATGACATCTATTGGGGTCAGGCTGCTGCAACGAATAGCATCTCTTGGGGTGTTATTCAACCTTTGTCGTATGGTCACCCTACAACGAATTTGTTTGGTTCCTCAAGCGAGTCTGCTTGGCAGTTAATTGAGGAGATTTGGAACACTTGGAATACAACTTGGAATAACTAATGGGAACAACTTTAACGGGGACTACCCCACAGGACACCTACGATAGCCTTATTAAGGTTACGGATAACGGGCCAATCGGAGCAACGCCAAAGTACGTGAGCGATGGTTTGGGTACTGACTCATCTCTTGCTTTAAGCACTAAAAACATCCTAATCGGTACGACTACTGCCGTTGTAAACTACGGACGTGAGTTAACGGTTGACGCTACGGCATTGACAAGCGAGCCTGAAGCGTTCTTGGCTTTGAAGGGGAATCGTGTAAGTGGTAACATTGCAGCCGTTCCTTTCTACAATGGCGCACAACAAGTCGGAAGCATCACGATGCAAGCCGAAGGCAATATGCGTTTATTGACGGGAACAACTACTGCCAACACTTCGGAGAAAGTACGCATCACCTCCACAGGCAACGTAGGCATCGGCACGAGTTCGCCTGATATTTTCGGCAGATTCTATACCCGTAGTGTTGGCATTGATTCAAGCGGGATTTCAAAAATCCAAATCAATGGTACAACCTATTCAGGTATTGATTTAGGCTCAGGTGGTACAAGGCGTGCTGAAATCAATGCGGACGCAGCAGGGGTTGATATCGCCACTATTGGCTCAATTCCGCTTCGTTTGTACACTAATGGTGTCAATCGTATTTCTGTTACTGACAACGGCCTAACCTTCAACGGGGACACCGCAGCAGCCAACGCCCTTGATGACTACGAGGAGGGGACTTGGACTATGGCAGCAGCGCCAACTGCTTCGGGAACTATTACGCTTGATGGAGCAGTTAATGCGGGTTCATACACCAAAATTGGCCGACAAGTTACCGTAACAGGGTTGGCTGAAGTATCTGCGGTTTCTTCGCCTGTTGGAACTTCTGTTGCTATTTCAGGACTTCCTTTTCCTATCGCAGCTCGTGCTCTTGATTATGATAGTCGTATTGGTGGCTCAGTAACTGTTGCCTCAGGGGGAACAGTTTTACCTCGTGCAATTGTAGCAACTGAAGGTAACAGCAGCTTCAGTATATTTGTTGATGCAAGTACAATTTCCGCAGGGAATAGTATTTACATCTCATTTACTTATATCGCATAACAATAAACAACAAATAAAATGATTGAAGAAGTAATCTACATCAGCGCATTCAACGTCAAGTTAGACGGAACAATTGAAGTACGCAAGACCACCGATGTAACCAAAGATGGCGCAGTTATCGCCTCATCTTATTGGCGCACGGTGCTTCAGGTCAACGACCCCGCAGCCGATGAGGTATTGGGAGCAGAAGGCTACTACCGCCAACTTGCTGCTGATGCTTGGGCTATGGTTCCCGCACCTGTTGTGGTTGAAGAACCTGCGGTAGCAGAAGGCGAATAATTGTATTTTAGCAGGGAATTAAAAACCCTACTAATGGAACATTTGACACAACGCTTGGAGGCATTGAAGCAGCAAGAGGCGAACCTCTTAATGCAACTTGATGAAGTCCGTGTACTGATTCAGGCCTACGAGAATACAATCAACAAAGATGACGAAGGAGTCAGCTGATAGCGTCATCACGTCTTGGTCTTTAACGGGAGCAGGACTTCTTGTCGGCTACGTTCATCAGGTATTAGGCTTGGCGGTGCTGATGGCATCGCTTGCCTACACCTTGTGGAAGTGGCGCAGGGACTACCTCAAAGAGAAGAATCGTGTTGATTGAGCGTATTTGGAAAGATCCAAAGACAACAGTATTAGGCCTGCTTATCGTAGGCCTTTGTTTTGTTTTGGTGTTTTATGAGAAGGCTACGCTTACGGAGGTATCTGCGTTCCTTATGGGAGCGTTTGCACTTATGTTTTTAAAAGACCCTAACGATGGCAAAGCAACAGGCGGTAAGTAAGTTCATTAGCAAGAGCAAGAAGCGAGGCAAGCATTCAAAGAGTGCAAGCAGCAACAAGCGAAGCAAAAACTACAAGAAGCCCTACGCTTCACAAGGTCGCTAATTCGGATAACGTCCGATTAAAGCAACAAATCGGCTCACTTTTTTGCAGTATAATGCACATTAAGCATAATCCTTGAGCCGCAATTTGCATGAAATTTGACAAAAACTCATTCAGGTTTACGAAAATCAAAACCAACACAGAGCAAGATTATACCAAAATCAAAACCAATGAGAACTCTAAACCGCATCATCCTCCATTGCACGGCTACTCCCGAAGGCAAGCACTTTGACGTAGCAACAATCCGCAAGTGGCATTTGGAGCGTGGATGGAAGGACATCGGCTACCACTACGTCATCTACCTTGACGGCTCGGTACACGAAGGCCGTCCTGTTGAGAAGGTGGGTGCGCATACAAGCGGACACAACGATGATTCTATTGGTGTGGTATATGTTGGCGGGTGTGATGCCAAGATGAAAGCGAAGGACACCTTGAACGAAGCACAAGAGGTAGCGTTGGTTAATTTGATACAGGCATTGCGAGCAGCACACGGAGAGCTATCCCTTCACGGACACAACGAGTACGCAAACAAGGCCTGCCCTTCGTTTAACGTCAAAACCAAACTACATTGGCTTCTTTAGAGGACTTCATCAACGACTTAGAAAATGCGCCCCAACCGACTTGCAACATTGACAATCCTGACGAGTGTACTTCTTGCGGCAGTTAGCGGATGCCGTACTGCTCAACCTATCCTCGAGAGTGTGATTGTAAGGGACACGGTGATTGTCACGGAGCCAAAGTACCTCATCGACACATTGGAGGTGATGAAGGACACGACCATCTACCAAGACAAGGTACGCCTTCAGCTCAAGTACATAGACCGAAAGGTCGTAGTTGAGGCTACGTGCCTGCCTGATACAATCCGTGTTACCCAAACGAAGGTGCTTACCAAGCAAGAGCCAAAGCGCAAGGGATGGAACTTTGACCAACTTGTCTTCGGTTCGTTGGTTGCGCTGCTCATCATCTACCTATTCAAGCGGTGGGTGGACAAGTTGACCGAATAAGTCCATAGAGGGCATTTATATGCGTTCTAATACACTTTCTACCCAAAGTGGTATGGTTGTATGGTTTCGCATATAATAACGCAGCAGAAGCGAGATTCCTTTCTTTTTCTTTACTTGGTTTCTTTTTCTTTCAAGTTACTTGGTAAGTTAGTATACTTGTATACTTGACTCAAGTAAGTTAACTTGATACTTGACTTAATCAAGTAAGTTGTAAAAAAAACAAAATAATCTTTACATACGCACGTACCTATGCATAGATTATGCTAATTTATATTCATTCTAAATAGTGAGCGACTACATTTTTTTGTATTGGGATGATTTACCTTTGAGCAAACCATCAGATAATGAGCAAGACACCAACCTACTACATCGGAAAGCTGAAGCAGATAGAGGCGAAGGATGTGGTGCAGGACTTCCAACCCGACAACTACAATCTCGGGACTGCACTCACCTACCTGATGAGGGCGGGCAAGAAGCCTAACAACCCCATCACCCAAGACATCAAGAAGGCCATTGCGCATCTTGAGTTTGAATTAGAACGCCAAATCCACCTATCAGTCCAAGATGAGCAATCAAGAGTTAGCACAACAAGCGAAGTCAAATCAGTCGAGTATGCAGTACTTTACTAACCCCGCCAAACGCAGAAAGATTGACTTCATCCTTGAGGAGTGCGCTTCACTCTTTGCTAACTGCGATTCAACCTACGAGGCTCGCCAACAGGCGAAATACAAAGAGCAAGAGCTACTCGCAGAGATAGCCAAGCTCGACCTCCACTTCGCCATCCAATGTGGATACCTACAACAGGACAATTAAAGTCCTATCACGTGGTGGTGGGCAAAGTCCCAAGCCTCAATGCCTTCTACGCATCAAAGCATTGGACAGTCCGTGCAAAGGCAAAGGACAAGCATTGCGCTGAAGTCCTTGCCCAACTTGAGGAGTACGACTGCGTACCCATTCAGCACGTCTACATCACGTGCAAGGTCAACTACCGCTACGACATTGACAATTCCATTATGGCGGTAAAGTTTGCGCTTGACGCATTCCGCAAATGGGGAGGCGTAAAGGATGACTCAAGAGCCTACGTGCGGAAGCTGAAAATGGAACACGACCCTGAGATTCACCCCGACACCGCAGAAATTACTTTTCAGGGTTTGGTGGTTAACCAAAGTTGATTATATTTGTCAAACTAAAAACCAATCAAATGACACTATCACTCTCTCAAGAAACCTACACCCAAGCCCTGCAAGTTCAGCAGGCGCAAATCAAAGCACTCCAAGAAAAAGTCCTCGAGCTACAAGCTAAGGTTGAAGTATTGGAGCAGCAATCACATCTATTCATTTAAAACCAATCTAACAATGGCTAAAATCGTAAGCATCACCCCAAAGGGGCAATGGCAAGACCTGTTCAAGTTGGAACTCCGTTTTGACAACGGGGACTTCGGAACGGCATTCGCCAAATCACCAAACCCATCTTATGCCGTAGGCGATGAGGTGGACTACACCAAAAACGAAAAGGGTACTATCAAAATCAGCAAGCCGTTTGGCGGTGGATTTAGTGGAGGTTCAGGAGGCAGCTTTGCCACCGCATTAGAACGCGCAGGTGATGACCGCTCCGCCTCCATTATCCGCCAAGTAGCTTTGAAGGCTGCGGTGGAGTACGCTTGTGCCGCAGGTCACGATGTCAATACCATCTTGGCTAACGCAGCAACATTCAATGAGTGGATGAACGGTAACCAATCTACCGCCACTCACCAAGAGCATTTTGCTTCACGCAACGAGAGTCCGTTCTGATTGGTTTCTTCGGACGTTGCGTAAGAGCCTCCTTCGGGAGGCTTTTTTATTTGACTTATGTTTGTATATTAGCATCACCAATCAGAATATGAAACATCCCGACTTATTACCAAACGAAGCCTCGCTTCCCTACCTTCAAAGGGCGTTGAAGGGCAAATACTTTGACACAGGCAAACTCGGTGTCTACGAACTTGATGAGTACATTCGCTTCAAGGATGGCGAGTTCATCGTAGTCACAGGCCACGCCAACGTGGGCAAGACCCACACCTTGATGTACCTGATGCTTTTGCAGTCGTACAATCAGGGCAAGAAGTGGCTGATCTACTCGGCAGAGAACGAAGTCGCATCGCTCAAGCGCAAGCTCATTGAGTTTATGGTGTGCAAACCCATTCAGGGCATTGATGAGCTGACGATGTTCCGGAAGCTCGATTGGATCAACGAGTACTTTCAGTTCATTGACGGCAACAGGCTATTCAACGCATTTGACCTCATTGAGGTGATGGAATCCATCAAGAACGAATGGGACTACACAGGTGCGCTTATTGATCCGTACAACTCGCTCACCACCGACCAAAAGAAGTTGGGCAAGACAGGGATGCACGAATATCACTACGAGGTAGCATCAGCCATTCGGGTGTACGCCCATAAGAATAACGTGACCACCATTGTAAATACCCACCCCGTTACGGAGGCGATGCGTAGGACTCACTACAAAGGCCATCCATACGAGGGTATGCCGATGCCTCCGATGACAAGCGACATTGAAGGAGGAGGTAAGTGGGGTAACCGAGCCGATGCGGTAGTCATCATCCACCGCTACTCGCAGCACGAAACGGATTGGATTTACACCCACGTCCACGTGCGTAAGGTAAAGGAGATGGAAACAGGTGGAAGGGTAACACCTCTTGACACACCCCTTGTTATGCAGTCAATGATTGGCAACGTAGGATTTAAGATGAATGGTCGTAATTTGTTGACGCAAAAGAAAGACGAACCCGTTGAACTAATAAACCCTGATGATGTACCCTTCTGAAGAACTACACGACCTGTACATCAGGGAGAAGCAGTTGATGCTTTCGGGTACGGCTATTTGGCTTGCCCATCAAGCAGCAGACAAATCCAACGGCAGAGAAGTACAGGATGAACTCCTTGACCACGTGATGAACTGCCACAACGCAGACCAACTACTTCAGCAGTTTATTGACTACCGACTATTCGCCAACCGCAAACTCAACGAGGTGATGCTCGCCAACGCACAACTCCGAATCAATAATGAGGAGATGGTGATGGAGATAGAACGCCTGCAACGAATTATTGAGGACAATCTATGAAGCAGATCTTCTCACCCTTTCAGCAGTACGAATGCTTCCGTGTGGATGGCGTAGACTACATCTGCTTGGACTACCAAATCATCCAAGACTACCAAGACAAACTTGTGGAGTGGTGCAGCTACTTTAAATTCAAGAGGCTATCCGATCACAAGCACTTTGAAGTACCAATCACCAAAATAATAGAAACCACTAAAGAGGGCAGAGCAAAACTCTGTAAATGCAAATGAAACAGACAGCAGTAGAATGGTTTGAAAAAAACATTTCAAAGTACATATCATATCATTATGATAAGAGTTATGAAGAAAATGATGATGTAACTAAAATATTTGAACAAGCATTAGAAATGGAGAAGGAGCAAATTATTGATGCAAATAGAGATGGTGTTGATATGGTTGTAGATAAAAAAGATTTTATCTCAGGTGAACAATACTACAACGAAACCTACAATAAGCAATGAGAGCCTTTGAACTACAACAACTCAAGCGAGCGAAGAACGCATTGATGACACGTCTTGGTCTTGATGACAAGGATACACGCAAAAGAGAATACACGCTCGCACGAGGCGCATTCATCAACGCCTACCGCCACAAGGCCACGTTAATGGAACTTGGAAGCATCATTGACCGTGACCACTCATCCGTAGTACACGCCCAAAAGGAACACAAATCAAGGCTCAACTACAAAGACTACCGATGGGCGTACAAAATAGCCTGCGAGATCCGTGATGAGTACCCGATTGATGTGCTTGACGCAGTAGATTTCAAGTCTCTTGAGGATGAGATCAAAAAACTCAACGATGTCGTTAACGAGTTAATTAAATATAAAGAACTATATTTAACCCTGAAAAAGACATTTGATGAATTTTAACGTAGGCTTCTACCCCATCTACGGCTTGGTTCTTGGTGTTAATTGGTCAAAGACCGAATACCTTGACGAAGAAGAAACAATCCAACAGGTTCAGGTAGCACTCGGCATTTTTATGCTTGAAATATCTTGGAACTCTTAAACGTACTTGCTGAACGACACACCGATTGGATTCGGATGGTAAAGAGTTTTGGTGCAGACCAAGACCTTGCCAATGACATCGTTCAGGAGATGTACGTCCGGCTCTACAAGTACATAGAAGAACCGGAGAAAATAATGTACAACGAGCAAGAGGTGAATACCTTTTTCGTGTATGTCACCCTTCGAAATATGTACGCCACCTTGATGAAGGCCAAGAGCCGAATCGAGTTTGTAGACGTAAGCCAAATTGAAGATGAGTTGATCTTCGAAGACACCAATCAGCAGGCGGAAGAAGCCATTGTAGAACTCTACGATGAGATATGGGAGAACACGGAGGAGTGGCATTGGTACGATCGCAAGATCTTTGACCTGTACCATAACACCGATATGAGTATGCGTACCCTCGCATCAAAAACAAAAATTTCAGCACGTTCAATTTTCAACACTTTAAAAAATGCAAGAGAACGAATCCAATCAGAATGCAGCGGAACCTACCAAGCGTGGAAGGAAGCCTCGCAAGAGTAGCGGTTTAGGAGACACCGTAGAGAAGATCACTACCGCCACAGGTATCAAGGCAGCGGTTGATTGGTTCAGTGAGACCACAGGTATCGACTGCGGATGCGATGCTCGCAAGGAGCGTCTCAATCAGATTTGGCGTTGGCGCAAGCCCGAATGCCTGACGCAGTCCGAATACGAATTCATTGGCACGATGAAGGATCGCAATGTTGTGACTGCGTTTGAGCAGACCGAACTCAATAAAATCTACAACCGAGTGTTTCACGACAACGTGCAGGCAACCAACTGCGGTTCGTGTATGCGAGGACGACTTCAGGAACTCGTCACGGTTTACAACGCCTATTGATGATCTACACCATCGACATTCCCAACGATACCTTCAAGGCGTTAAACAAGAACGCCAAGATCAATCCGTTCTTTTACAAGACATACGTTGGCGAATGTGTGCGGTTGGTGTCGGACTACTACCAAACCACAACCAACCCAACTCCCGAAGGATGGGAACAGTACTACCAAGAGGTGCAGGGTTGGGATGGTTTGAAGGTGGTATTCCAAGAACTCAAGAAGCGGCTCCCCGAACTTGAGGATCTGACAATCAAAAAGTACATCTTCCATCGTGTGATAGGTCAGACGTGGAATGGCTTTGCGAAGGAGCTGATGACCATTGAGGAGCTGAACTACGCCTTCCCTGATGCGCATTTTGCACGTACCACATTTGAGGTCGATCACAATTACTGCATCGATGCGGAGATGTTCTTCAACAAAACGCTTCTTCTTGGCCTTCAGATCAAGCCTGAATCGTATCGGATGATGAACACGGCCTATCAGCAGCGTGCGAAGGAGCAGCACCGGATCAAAAACGAGCAGTACAAGGAAAAATATGCTCCCTACGTTTACGTCTACTACGACAAGAATGGGATCGTGGACAGAGAGCAGCTATTCAATCAAATCAACTTATACCTACACTATGCCAATTCCAACACCTAACGCAGGAGAGAAGCAGTCAGACTACATCCAACGATGTGTGCAAGCCATCGCAGGAGAGTACCCTGACAACGATCAAGCAGTAGCAATCTGCTACACGCAATGGAGAGAGGGCAAATAGCCCTCTTTTTTATGCAATAGATATTCAATTTCACCCATAGTGTTGTGGGTGTCAATGCTTTGTGTACATTTGGGTATCATTTAAAACCAATCAGAATGAAAAACATACTTTCTTTCATCGCCACAACCATCACGACATTCGTGATTGTATGGGCTTACTTATGGACTCTTGAACTTCTTGGAATATGATCTTTGAGATTGACGACCTTCAGATGTGGCTCGAGGACTCTCACGAGATGCCGAAGGCTTATTGGGATGCCGTAGAAGCAGGAACCGATCAGGAATACCTTGCGGAATGGCTTGGCTACGAATCACCAATGAAGATGTACACCTATGAGATGATCATTGAGTACAAGGAAGAATCCTACAACGAGGATGGCTATACCAACACCACGAGCTACCCAACCTCGCACATTAGCAATCCACCTTCCAAGATGGATATGCAGTTGTACTACAAGTGGATCAATTGGGCAACCGCAGTCGCAGCAGATGAATACTAAAATGAAAACACCATTCACCGTTTTCTTTGAGAACCATCCCGAATTCAGCGATGCAACAAAGGAGGCTTTCCTTCACTTTGAGCGCAACACAATCCAATCAGCCTACTTCTTGGGCAAGGTTCGGCACGATTCAGGAAAGTCAGAAGAAGAATACTTCAATGAGTTTTACGAATAATTTACTATCTTTAACAAAACCAATCGAATGAAAATCATAGAACTACTTGACGGCAGCACTTGGGATATTGAAACCATCAAATCCAAGATGCACGATGATGACTTCTACTACGGCAACCTCTCAAAGAATGCCCTGTCATCTTCAGCTTGTAAACTTTTATTAACCTCACCCAAGACCTACCACTACGTCACCAAGTATGGCAGCCAAGATTCGGATGCCTTTGCCGTAGGTAGGCTCGTTCACTTGATGGCTCTTGAGCCTCACCGAGTGGAGGAGTATAAGGTGATTGAGGTGCAGAGCAAAAACGCAAAGGCTTGGCAAGAAGCAAAAGGCGAACGCAACCTATGCACCCGCAAGGAGTTTGATGAGGCTCAACGGATCGCTGATGCCCTGCTCCGGAACGAGTACTTCCTGTCAATGATTCAGGGCTGCGAGTTTGAGCAACCTGCGATTGGAACCATTGGCGGGATGCCCTTCCGTGCAAAGGCAGACATCATCGCTGATGGCTTCTTGGCTGACCTGAAAACGACAAATGACCTCCGTGCCTTCCAATACTCCTCTGCAAAAAAATATGGCTATGACGTTCAAGCGTTTATCTACACCCGTTTGTTCGGTGTGCCTATTGACAAGTTCTACTTCATCGCTATTGACAAGAGCAGCTTGGATGTGGGTGTCTACTCCATCACTCCTGAATTTGTAGCAGAAGGCGAAAGAAAAACGCTTGAGGCAATAGAATTGTACAAGCAGTTCTTCATCTTGGGTGAGGATTTGGATTCATACACCATCTTCGGGGAACTATAACGAGTCGAATTCGACCCCTTTACACCAACAAGAAATGAAAATAACTGACGAAATAAAAAACGAAACATTGGTATGGGTTCTTGCATCAATATCTGATGTGGAATTACAATCACAATGCGATATGGATGAAATTGTAGTAGAACCTCACGGCAGAAAATCAATGCCGTTTTACGCAAGTAAAGATTGGGTAAAGCGACTAACCAAAAAAGAGGTTAGAGAATACTACAAGGAAATTGAAAACCTTTAAAGCCAAATAGAAATGACAACTTTAATCGCAATTTATCTTTTGC